TTATTCTTGATGAAGCTTTAACTAAAATTACAATTCAGTAATTAATATTAATAATAAAGGAGAATAAAAAATGTTTGATTTAAAAAACAACATTAAACTTGTTGAATCCCTAAATGCTATCGTTAAAGATGCTGATACAAACAGTACTGGTATTGATACACAGGGTGCTAACAGTGCAATGGTAATGGTAAATGTAGGCGCACCAGGAATTACTTTTAGTGGAACTAACAAAGTTGACATTAAACTAGAAGATAGTGCTGATAATAGTACATTTGCTGCAGTAACAAATAATAATTTTGTTACAGGTGGTACTGTGGATAGTAATGGTATCTGGCAAACTATTGACGCTAATGGAGAGTGTAATGCTGTCTATGGTATCGGTTATGTTGGTCCAAAAAGATACATCAGAGCTGTACTTGATTTTTCAGGAACACATGGAACAGGAACTGTCTTTGGTGTAACTGGTGCTCTAGGAAATCTAGAAAGTGCACCAACTGACGCACAAGCTAATCTATAATTTATAGATAACTAATTATCTTAGGATAATATTTTTGGGGGAGGAAAGCGAGAGTGGAACTTCCCCAAGATACGCAAAATTTAAAAGGAGAAAAATATGAAAATAAAAATGAAAGTAAATAAAATAGCTACTGCTAATCAAAATGGTTCAGATACTATGACTTATGTAAAAGATAGTGTCTATGATATGAATGCACCATGGCAAATGAAATTAGCTACTAACCTTATTAATAATGGTCTAGCTGAATCAGTAGCAAATGAAACAACTAAAAAAGTTGTAACTGAAATGGAAACTAAAGTAGAAAAAAAATCAAAAAGCTTACTTAAAAAAGTTTTCGGTAAAAAAAAATAAGGATTAAATAATGAGTGGATTAAAAATAGATACAGCTTGGGCAACGAATGTAGTTAGCATTGCTGACTTTAAATTGTTTGCAAGAATTGATAGTTCTGATACTTCAGAAAACGCACTCATTGAATCTCTTGTATTTTTAGCACAAGACATGGCAGAAGCCTATACAGGTAGAGCAATCACACAACAAGATTTAACTTTGTTTTTAGATAGATTACCTTTCTATTCAGATGAAAGATTACCAGAAGGTGTATATACTGCACCTGACTTACAAGCTAATCAAAATTATATAGTACTGCCTAAACCTAATTTGATTTCAGTAACTCATGTTAAGTATTATAATAATGAAGATACAGCAGCAACATTTGCTACAAGTAATTATTATGTTGATACTACAAGTCAACAAGGTAGAGTAGTTTTAAAGAATGGATCAAGTTGGCCGACTGCTTCTGAATTAAGAAATGCTAATGCTTATGAAATAAAATTTAGAGCAGGTTATGGTAATGCAGCAAGTGATGTACCAAAGCCTTTAGTACAAGCAATTAAAATGTTAGCTTTACATCTTTATGAAAATAGAGAAATAGCTACAAGTATGAATGTTAATCTTATACCTAATACAGTAGCAATGTTATTTGCACCATATAAAGTTTTAAGATTAAATAACTTTTTAGGAATATAATATGTCAGTATCTAGAGTAGGTAAAACTAAAAATTTAATTACTTTGCAGAATGCTGATTTAAGCACAGACAACATGGGTGGTTATACTACTGCTAGAAGCACTTATGTTACAGCTTATGCAAAGATGACACCTAAAGGTGGAAAAGAAATATTTACTGATAAGACAGGGCGACAAATAGAAAACCCACATACATACGAGTTTCTTATAAGACATAATGGTACTAAAAATGCTATTAATACAAAGATGAGAATATTATTTGGTACAAGAACCTTTAATATAATTAAGATTAATGATATGAATGATGATAATAATTATATCACTTTAGAAGCTATTGAAGATGTGGCGAACTAATGCAAATTAATCTTAAAGTTACTAATTTAAAAAAAGTATTAAAACAATTAGACAGATTACAAAAAGATATGGAAGTACCTTTTCAAGAAATAGTAAAAGGTGGTGGACAGTTTATAAGAGGCGAAGCAATTAAAAGTATTCAGACAGGTGCAAAGTCAGGAGTTATTTATCAAAAATATAATCCTCGTAGAGAGCATAGAGCATCTGCTCCAGGACAAGCACCAGCAAGTGATACAGGAAATTTAGTAAGTAAAATAATTGTTAGACAAAAAACTAAAAATATTACGAATGTAGAAAGTAATGCAGACTATTCAGCTTTTTTAGAATATGGTACTAGTAAAATGGAACCAAGACCATTTATGCTACCAGCTTTTGAAAAAAGTAAAAAACCAATTATTAATGCAGTATTTAAAAGAGTTAAAAATAAAATTGAGGAATATACAAAATGACAGATTTTTCAGTTACTTTACAAACAACAGTATATAATGCTTTGTTAGCAAGTACTCCTTTGACCACTGCTTTAGGTGGAAACAATATTTACGATTTTGTTCCAGAGGGAACAGCATTCCCATATGTCAAAGTAGGCGATCAGACTATGGTAGATGATGGAACCAAAGACAAAAAGGGAAGTGATTTTACCCTTATTATTCATACTTTTTCAAGATATAGAGGAAGTAAGGAAATAAAAGAAATTATGTCATTAGTCTATGATGTATTACACGAATCAAGTTTATCAGTATCAGGTGCATTTAATAATATGAGATTTGAGTTCTCTGATATAATAAAAGAAAATGATGGCTTAACAACACATGGAGTACAAAGATTTAGAGTTTTTGTATTGACAAATTAAAAAATGATTAATAAAAAAATAAACAAGGAGAAATAACATGGCGGCACAAAAAGGTAGCAATTTTTTATTAAAAGAAAATAGCACAGGAACACCAGCAACAGTTGGTGGTATGAGAAGTACAAGTATGAGTATTAATGGAGAAATGGTAGATATTACGACTAAAGATTCAAATGCTTTTGTTACAAGTGGTAATGATAAAGCAAGAGATATTTTACAAGGTGGTGGTATTAGAAGTATGTCAATATCAGCAAGTGGAGTTTTTACTGACTCATCAACAGAAAACCTTGTAAGAGGATTTGCGTTTGATGGAGCAATTCAAAACTATGACTTGATATTTGGAGATGGTTCTAAAGTAGCAGGTGCTTTTTTAATTACAAGTTACGAAAGAGCAGGAGAGTATAATGGAGAAGAAACTTATTCACTTACTCTTGAATCTCATAATACATTAACATATACTAACGCATAATAAAGGTTGAACAAATATGGATCACACAGATGGTTTTAAAATGGTAGAAGTAAAATTTCAAGGAGAATCCTATAACGCTTTTTACAAGGTTACTAGAAAGGGAGTAATAATCGTTGAAACAAGAAAAGATATTCCTATCAAACCTTATGATCACATAATAATTGGTGTAGATGAAGTTGTAGTGCAAAAGGTTTCAGTTTTTGAAAATAGATATGAAATTACTTGTGAAGCAGTAGCTTCAAGTGATATAGTTAAAGCTAATAAAACTTTAAAGAAACTTAAAAAAACACAAACAACTGAAAAGGATACCGATGGCGAATCAGTATAAAGGCGAAATCACAGGTAAGTTGGGAGATAAAGAAAGAACTTTCCGACTTACCTTTGATAGTATAGTTAATATAGAAAGCAGAACTGGTAAATCAATTTTAGACATTACAAATAGTTTAGGTCTTAATAATTATTCATTAAAAGATGTAGTGATTGTTATGCACGAAGCCTTACAAGGTGCTGGTGGTAAATTTACTCAACCAGCAGTTGGCGATATGGTAATGCAAACTGGTTTAATGAAAGTAGCAGTATTATGTGCTCAAATATTAACAACAATATTTACAGGCGATAAATCAGAAGAAGATTCCCCTTTAGTACAGGGGGAGAACGAGCAACAAAATACCCAATCCAGCAATACCTAGAAATAGGTCTTGGTGTATTAAGATTCTCCCCTAAAGTTTTTTGGGATTTATCAATAACAGAATTTATGTCAGCTTTGAATGGTTATCATTTAAAGAATGGCAAAACTAATTCAGAACCAACACAAAGAAAAGAAATGGAAGAACTAATGCGACAGTTCCCAGATTAATATTATGGCATCAAATTTAGCAACAATCAGAGTAGAACTTATAGCAAATGCACAGAAGTTTAAGTCTAATATAGACAAAGCAACTCAAAGCATGAAAAAAGTTGATAAGGCTAGTATAAAAACTGGTAAAGGTACAAAAAAACTATCTTCTATTTTTCAAAATACAGCAGGTTCTATTGCGGCAGTACAGGGTCCTTTAGGTCCAGTAGCTGGTAGAATATCTGCGATAGGTGCAATTATTGGTAGAGTTAATCCTTTGATGTTAGTTTTTACTGCAGGAATGGTTGGAATAGGTTTAGCAGTATCAAAAACAGTTAGTGCAATATCTAATTTAGAAGTACAACAAGGTAAATTAAATGCTCTTTTAAAAGCAACAAGTAATGCGGCAGGTCTTGTAGGTAGAGATATTGAAATGATGGCAGAAGCTATCGGTAAAGGTACTTTAGCTAGTGTTCAAGGAGCAAGAGATGCGGCAGGAGTATTGCTTACTTTTAAATCTATTACTGGAGAAACTTTTAAAGAAACTTTAAAACTTACTCAAGATTTGGCAGCAGTTGGTTTTGGTAGTATGAAAACTGCGGCACTTCAATTAGGTAAAGCATTAGAAGAACCTGAAATTGGTTTATCTGCTTTGCGTAGAGTTGGTGTTTCATTTACTGAACAACAAAAAGAACAAATTAAAGTTCTTGCTATGACTGGTCGTCAAATGGAAGCACAAGCCATAATTATTAAAACTCTTAAAGAACAAGTTGGTGGTGCTGGAGAGGGTGCAGCAGGTGGATTAGCAGGTGCTTATGATACCTTAAAAGAAAACTTGAATTTATTTTTTGAAAGAAGTGCATCAGGTAAAAGAATAGTAGATTTTTTAACCAATTCTATAACCAAATTATCAGAAGCATTAGGAAATCAAATTATACAATTAACAGAATTACCCGAAACTGGTGATGAATTAAATTCATTATTAGAAAACAATAAAGATGCTTTAAAAATTCTTGAAGAATCGTATAAAAAGGCTTTAGAAGATAAAAGCAAATTTTTTGATTCAGGACAAGCAAAACAAGATAGAGCAGAATTAGAATTAAGAATTAAAATATTAAAAGCTGAACAAAAAGATATTGAGAAAAAAATAGAATTAATTGGTAAAGAACAAACAGTAGTTAATAAAGCACAAATAGAAACTAAAAAACACGCAGACAAAAGAAATAGATCAATGATGGACGAGATGCGATTAGCCACTGCATCTGGAGATAAACAAAAATTTATTTTAGAAGAACAAATCAAATTAAGAGATATGTTAATCGGTAAATTAGGTACTGGAAAAGAGGCTATGGCAGAAATTAACAGAATTATGGAAGTTCAAACAGGTCATTTTGAACAACAAGCAGAGGTAATGGTTAATTTTAGAGATGAACTTGAAAAAGTAAATAAAGTAGCAACTGGTGTAGCAAATGAAGTTTCCAAAGTTGGAGACACTCTTGTTGATGCTTTCTTACGAGGTAAAGCAGGTGCATTAGACTTTAAAAATATTTTAAGATAATTAATTATAAGTATTCAAAAAACAATTATTCAAACATTAATTTTAGATGAAGTTAATAAATTTGTTAAGGGTGCTATAACAGGAATTTTTGCACCTAAAGTTCCAGGTGGTGCTACAACAGGAACTACACTTCCAGGTCAGGCAGGAGGTGGAACAGCACAACAAGGAAGACCAACTTTGGTTGGAGAAAGAGGTCCAGAGTTATTTGTTCCTAATAGTGCTGGTTCAATTAGAACTAATGCTGACACTAAAAAAACTATTAGTGGTGGTGGCGGAGTAAATGTTACTCAAAATTTAAACTTTGCTGTTGGTATAACTAATACTGTGAGAGCAGAAGTTATGAATATGCTACCAGCAATACAACAATCAACAGTCCAAGCAGTTGCTGACGCAAAG